CGAGAAGCGAGCGCACCACCTACCGCTGATTCGGTGGAGCTCACCGAGCGCAGCGTCGAGGCTCCGGTCAATCCCGTGTAGAGCGCGATGTCGGAGCCGTCCCAAGTGAAGAACAGCTCCTGCCAGGATCCGTCGGTGAGCGCCGCTCCGTTGTAGTTGCGTCGGATGCCAAACCCCCCGTCTGAATCGCGCAGCACAGTGGCTTCGATGTTTCCGGCTGGGGACGACTCCTGACGGAGGATGATCGCGCTCTTGTTTGATGCGGGGCCAACTTCCTTTATCACAAGAAGGCTCTTGGTCTGAGCCTGCGTCAGCTTGAAGCGCATGAAGATGGTGAACGCATTGGCGATCCCCACGTCTCGATGCGTATTGTCTGCGAACTTGGACCCTACGGAGTCGTAGAGCTGCACCGACTTCGCGTGGAAAGCTCCCCCGCTACCGGCCTCAGCCTCCGCGACTCTCGCAGGGGGCTGTGTGATCTCCTTGGCCACGATCCGACAAAACAGCCGAGGGTCAACGGTGTTCTCAATCACGCGGGCTGTAACTGGTGACGAGATGGTCGGAGACGAATGCACAATCACGTCCCCTGGCTGGATGTTCACGTAGCTCCAGTCCGTATCGTCGGTGAACTGTTTCTTGGGATTGGCCTTGTCCGCGAGGATGCGATTCAAGACGTTCTGGGCCTGCCCGGAAGTCGTGGTCATTTCCAGAAATAGGCTGCGACCCCCCGAATCCACTTCGTTGCCCAGAACTCCGAAGCGAGCTTGGGAATCGGCATCCCCAGCGGTAACACTGCCAGCGTAGGACGACGTGTTCCCCGCACTCTCAACCCAGTCTCGCCCGAAGTAAGCCGTCGGCGAGTTCCGTATGTCGGCGGCTTGATGGGTGTTCTGCCAATCGATCGAGATGACTCCGGACTGGTCTTCAACGAATGAGTGCGTAGATGCCGGGGTATCGAGATACCGCAGCGCGTGGCCTTCCCGGCCCCACCAGTGCATGCTCTCGGAGTTGTCGGCTATCTGATCGAGCAGCGCGTCGAGCTTGGTCGGGTGATCGACGGCAAAGGCCAATCGGATTCCGTTTGCGTCGTAGGCTGCGCCGGATCCCGAGTAAGTCGCTACATCAATGACGGCTTCGGTTTGCCCGAGAGCCCGGGTAAGCAGCCAACGAGCTACCGCGTCGGGACGCTGGATCGCTGTTCCGCTTGCTGTTGGACTCCCGAAGAGGCCGCTGTTGTCAGGGACGGGCACTCCGTCAACCACGGCTTCGACCAGGTCTCCGACTTCGATGTTCGCGCCGGAGACGTCGATTGCCACGTCGGCTGTTCGAGTAGTGAAACGCAGATCTTTAGTGTCTTCCGACACCAGAGGGGTATGGGTTACTTCCTTCCAAGCCTCCCACACATTGACTTGAGTAGGGTCGGTCTGAACGACGATCTCGAAATCACTGGTTTCAGATCCCCCCGTGTCGATCGTGCTGCGGAACTCTCCCTTATTGAACGCAGCGGAAAGCGTGAGAAAGGTTGATCCGCTCCGTCTGATTCGCACATTTCCTGTAATCAACGGGCCGTTCATGACAGCGTAGTAGCGCTGCTCACTGAAGACCCCGTTCACTCCTGGGAAGCTGGAGAAGGTGAGGATGTCTTCTCCCACGGTGCCCGTATTGACGCTCACTCCCGTATCTTCATTTCCGTCGTTCGCATTAGCGTGAGCGGGAGGGCCGCTGGTGGCACCAGCAAAGGTGACTTGAATGCTGTCAGAGAAGACTCCGGTGTTATGGACGTGCAACCCGTCATCCACCGTTGCCACGGGCTGCTGTGTAACTTCTCCCGCGGACTCGGAGCCGAACGGAATCAGTTGATTGATGCGAGCATCCGTGCGGATCCCTCCAATAGCCCTTGGGTCGGGCACACTGACCATTTGAAACTGAGAGCCGCTGATTACGGTTGGGTCTCCCCCTCCGTGGGGAGTGACGCGCACTTCCCGGATCGCAACGCATTGGTGATTGGCAACCGTGTAGTCATACGCGGCCTTGTCCTCACGCACTGCTGTTCCAGCGGTGATTGTGGTGCCGAGGGTGTTCAGGTTGGGAGAGACGGCAACGAAGCGTTTCCCTACTGAATCGACGGCACCGATCGTGAACGGGTTGTTGATGAACCCGTTGATGATGATTGAGTCTCCGGCTTCGAATCCATCGACTTCAGAGACCTTGAGCTTGGATCCCGCGCTCACTTCCTCCGTGATGGTCGTAGTAGCTCCCGCTCCCGTTGCGCGGGCTCGCACGCGAACCCCAGATCCCACGACGATCGGGAGATAGGTCTTCCCATCGAGTTCGTCTCGATCGGCCTCGGGGAACTCGAGTCGGGTCACAGCCCGCATTGGAATCTGGTCGTTGAGCTTGAAGTTCCGCGTGTAGACGGGAACTATGAACTTCTCGCGGTCGATGCTCGTTGGGGCTCCCGCGATTCCACTTGCTACCCAGCGCATTGCCACGTCTTCGGAGAAAGCGGGTAGATCGGAAGTCCCGGAGGTCAATAGAACCCGGACTTCCACGTCGGCCAACTCCCAAGGGAAGACGGGGTAGAAGATCTGCGAGAGATAATCGTAAACCTGTCCCTGATACTCGATCGGGGAGTTGTTGAACTGGAGCTGGAAGCTCTGGCTGCTGGTGTTGTTCTCGGGGAAGTTCGCTGCGGTGCGCAGAGTTCCCGCGGTAGCAACGTAGGGCTGGTAGAGATGGCCGAGATACGAGATCGCGCGCTCAGTGCAGAAGCGCAGCGTTCCCGAAGTGGAGGTGACATCCACCAGGACGATTGGAGCGATGCTCCCGCGCTTCAGTAGGGTTTCCTGGCTGCTATGAACGTCGATGGGCATCTAAAGCTTCACTTGCGAAAACTCTAAATCGACAGAGAACAGATTGAGTTCTCGATCCTGCACGAACATCTGCTTCATGTAGCAGGGGTAGGTCTCGCCTTCGTCATCCGTGAGATAGACGAGCTTGATCCCTTCGTTGGCTTCGAAAATGTCGAGCCAGGTCCCTGCCTGCGCTTGAGTCAACCCACGGATGCGGTAGGACTTGATCTTCCCTGGGCCGGCGTGGCGAATGCTCAAACGCTCGCCATTGGGGAGATCGATGAACGTCCGCTTTGGATTGGTGGAAGTTCCCACGTTGATGTCCGGAGCCCTGGGGGATTCGAACTTCCGCATGAGTCCCAGTTCTCCCAGGCGCACAGTGCTGCTAACTCCGCTCGCGGTCAGTTTCACATCGATGTATTGCGCGGAGGATTCCGAGCCAAGATCCGTCACGTTGGGATCATCCGCGGTAAGCGTGCCCGAGAAAAGCACGGTGGGGGTTGTGCGGAGAGAGTTCGGATAGGTGAGGACGACCGCTGTTCCGCCCGCCATAGAATGCTCGGCAAGAACCAAGTAGCGCCATGGGTCGATACTGCTTCCTGGCTGATCCACTTGAACTACTGTGTCCGTTCCCGAGGTCGCAAACTGATACGAGAGACGATCGTCGGCGAGGTAGATGACGCTCGACTCCGTTGAAACGTTTGTAGCAGCGAACGTGCTGTCATCGAGGACGCTGGCGTAGAGGATTGAAATGTTGCCCATTACGACACACTCATGGAGCGGAACCCAGGTCGGCTGGAACCAGCGCTGGGTATGAGCCCGTAGCGCTTCTGAGTGGCAATCGCTTCGGCAATCTTGGCGTCCAGGGCCTCTCCGCTGAGCTCTTCGTTGGCACTAATCACGGCGCGGATGATGCCCTTTGTAGTCTCTGCGTTGGCAAGCCGAAGATTCGCTTCCAACTCTTCGATCTGTGCTAGCAGTGCGCGGCTTTGGATTTCCTTGAAGCCAAGGCCGGCATCTCCAAAGCTGGATTGCACGGCTCGCAGTTTGGCGTTGAGTGCGTTGAGAGCCCGTTGAATGTTGGTCGGGTCGTTTACATCTCCCCCGACCACGGCCCCGAGATTGATGGTCTCTCGAGCTGCGCTGGCGAAAGAGTTCCCAGCTGACTCCGCTGCATCCCCGACGCCTTCGAGCTGCATTCGATTGCGCGATAGGGACTCGTTTAGGGTGTCGACACCTTGCGCTGACGATGCGAAGTCCGCGCCCATCGAAACGAAGGCATTGCCTGTTATGTCAGCCAGACCAGCTGAGGTGCGGAGATTTTGCTCCATCTTCTCAAGGCCACTGCGGGAGCGCTCGACCGCGTTGCGAAGCTTGTCGGCTTCCTTGGAGAGTTCGCCGAACTTCTTCTTGGCGTCTTCGCCTTCTCCGGCTCCCTGGGCCAGCTCTTTCTCGAGCTTGTCCAGGGCCACAGCGGACTCGACCAATCGGGCCGAGAGTTCGTGGAACTCCATCTGGGTCTTGATGCTCGCGTTTCCAAGCAACATGAGAGACTGAACATTCGACAGAAGCGCTTGGTCTGTTCGCGCTGCCGAAGTGCCTATCTTTTCCAGGGCCGCGAGTCGAATCTCTTCACCTGCTGCAAAGTTCTGATTCGCAGCGGTGACCTGTTCCAGTGCTTGTTGGGTATCCGCGAGGGCAAGGGCAGTTTGCTTGATGCGCTCTTGTTCATCGAAAGTCGCTTGCGCTCCAAGAGCCCGCGCGTCGTTCTCGGCTTGAATGGCTGCGACCATTCGCAAGCGAGCGTCTTCACCTTGCTTAGCCGCTTCGAGTAGTCGCTGTTGCTGGGATAGTTCCAGCTCCCGCGCGGCGATCTGTTCGTTGATTTGCGCCGTCACGTCTTCGGGACGTTCGGCTTTCACTTGTAGCTGTTCTCCCTTCGCGATCTTGATCGCTTCCAGGATTCGCTCTTGATCTTGAATCAACCCACCCAGGAAGACTTCAAGGACTCCGGTGACCAACGGGAGATTGGCGATACTGGAGTTGAGCGCGTTCTTGGTGCGCTCGATCGCCATCTCAGTTTCCTTCAGCTTCGCGCTGAGATTCGCGACCGACCGGGTCTCCAAGGGGTTCAGGAAGGCGATCAGTTCCAGGGTTGCGGCCTTGATGCTGGTCTTGAGGTTGTCCCACTTGAGCGCGATTTGCGCGAGGAACACGCTGTTCCTCAATCGCAGGGATTCGAGACGCTGTTGGTTCGCATCCAACTGATCGTTGATCGCTTTGTAGTTCCGTAGAAGGCCAACGGAGAGCACGGTGCCCAAGCGTTCAGATTCGCTGCGCAGATTCGCGAAGCCCTCTTCTCCCTCTTTGGCCAGATTGACGAGGGACGCTCCCTCTCGACCGAAGGCAACGAACGCGAGTCGCAACTGCTCTTGGCTGTTCTGCGTCTTCCCGATTACGGATAAGTAGTCTTCGAAGACCGCAGTTCCCTCGCGCACGAAGCCCTTGTTGTCGACCAGGGCGACCCCGAGTCGTTGGAGTTCCTTGCCAAAGGTGCCGGTCCCTTGGTGGGCTTCCGCAATCTTGCGCTGGAAGCGCTCGAATCCCGAGTTCAGAGCGGATGTTTCGATTCCCGATTGCTTCGCAGCGAAGTGATACTGCTGAAGCGTTTCAACGTGGATTCCCATTCGAGAGCTTGCGTCGGCCAGATTGGAAGCCGTCTCCGCAAGTTGTCTGGCGAACTGCAAAGCATTCTGCGCGGCATTGAAAAACCACTTCGCGACTGGGACCCCGATCCAGAGGGTCAGTCCCAAACCTATAGACGGAATGACAGAGCTGATTCTGAGTAGAGCGTTTAGGAACGGAACAGCGGTTGAGCCTATTGCGGAGAAGATCTTGGTGAATGGCCCGAATACTCGGCTTCCTTCGGACGCTGATTTGAGCATCGACCCCAAACCCTGGGTCACACCTGTTAGCGCTGTCTCTGCAATGCGCGCTGCTGGGGCAATCGCGGGGAGCGAACTCAGGAACTTGCCCAGTCCCGCGGCCCCAAGCGCAGTCCAGCGAACCAGTCCTCCGATAGAGTGGCCTGCAACGTCGATTCCCTTTGCGAGTATGGGAAAACTCCCCTGAAGGGAGATCATCGCAGCATGAAGTTTTTGCAGACCGTCAAACGACAGTCTGACTGCCTTTGCTGTCAGGACTTCCAGGCTTGCTCCAAACTGGACTATCCATCCCGACGCGGATTGAATCAACGCAACCAACTTCACGACAGCGATTGCCATAGCAGCCATGCTGTTTGTGGATGCCGATAGAACCGTCTGGAGAACTCCCGCTGCTCCACCCATCACACCCAAGACCGCTTCCAACGCTCTCAACGGAGCTAACAGAATCTTCGTAGCGAGCGATTGGTCACCCATAGCCTGAGCCGCTTTCGCGGAGGCTTGGGCGACTTCCTCTTGAGATGCGGCAAGCTGCGCGTTTGCGCCTTCGATGGACTTCGTCGCGCCACCGACAGCGGCTTCGGCAATCTTGATCTTCTGTTCAAGTTCTTTCACGTCCACCGTGAACAAAACGTTGATTGCTTTCAGTGTTCCTGCCATTAGGGTTTCCCTTTGTCCAGGCTCCGTTCGAGCGTTGTGGCGAGCGCGGACATCGTCGCTTTCATTCGTTCTACGGATTGCTGCGTCGCTTCGCGCGCAGTGTTTTTCCAATACTGAATGATAAAGTCTTGAATGGTGAAGGGCTTTGGTCTTGTCTTGGAATCACGAACGGTGTTGGCGAGAATGCTCGCAATGATCGCTGTGTTGATGTCTGCGCGTTCTTCAGGCCACGGCTCTACTTGGAAGTAGGCGAGGTATTCCACGAACTCCGCTGAAGAGATTCGGTGTTGGAGTTCTCGGGTTGGGATCCCCAAAGCAAGGCTCAGTCTGATCCAAGCTATTTGCTCGGGGTTGCGTCTAAACTTGCGACGGCTTCCTCTACGGCTTCAGCCCCAAGGCTGTTGAGACGGAGGGCCACGCTGAACGCTTTCTGAAGCGAGCCTGAGTTGCGCAGTCGAAGAAAGCGCACCCCTTCGTCGACGTTGTCGAACCAGGGGACTCCGTTCTCGTCCACCAGGGAGAGGGCGAGAAGCCGGGCTTCTGCGTCTTCCGTCTTGAACTTCCGGGTGCCATCCGATTGAACTTCCACGGTTGCCCGCAGATAGTTGTCTCGGTCTGCTCCCGTCATGGAACGCAGGCGCACATTCCCCCAGTTGGCGACTTCTACTTCTTCATAGGCAGCATCGTCTATTGCGAGAAAGTCAGCTTTTGAAACTAATGGCATGATTGCTCTCCCTTCTGATTATGTGACTGTGATCGTAGATGTCGGCTTCAACGTGATGTCAGCAGTGATCTCCGACTCCAGTTCAAACTCGTTGCCGTAGCTGGTTACGAACGCGGTGAACGAGTGAGTCTGTTGGCTTCCGGACACGGGCACTGGAAATACGATGGAGAAGTTTTTGGCAACAGCGGCGACTACATCGCTCCGCAGGGTGGTGTGTTGTGTGTTGCCGGCGTCAAACGAGAGCGAGAATGTTACGTCTCCCGTTCGCAGAATCGTCGGCATCACTTCCTCGAATCCGTTGGGCGAGAGCAGATTGGTGACGTCGGCGAGATCTCGGGTTAGAGATGGCCCGGAGATTCCCTTGACGTTGGCAATCGTGACCCCCTCTCTTTTGAGTGTGGTTCCTAAACTTGAAACGGCGGTTACTGCCATGGTGTTGGTCTCCTGTGTGTTAGTTGTTCCAGACGATGAAGTCCAGAACTGCGTAGTTGATGTCCACGTCTTCATCGAAGCGGTCCGCTTCGTTGGACAAGACTGTCTTGCTATTCCCGTCCAACACGGACTTGATCGCGGTGGACAGGGTCTTGGTTTCGGAATAGGTCTTGGCCCACGCACTGATTTGAATGCGCGCGGACTGGATTTCGGTCGTTCCTACGAGAACGGGGAACGGGACCGTAGAAATGCGCTGGTAGACGATCAGCGGAAAGTTGGCCGAATCGACTTGATTGACGGGGTAAATCCGGTCCCCCACAAGGGCTGAGACTGTGGGATCGGTCTGCAAGCGAGAGACGAGAGATTCTTCTGGTGTTGGCATCTACAGCTCCAGGAGACGATTGACCCTCTTTACGAGGTCTTCAACGACAGCGGTTTCAGTCTCATCCGCTGCGGGCCGCAAGAACGGCTTGGCGGCGCGGTGAAGTCCCCCTAGCTCCACGTCGTCTGCATACTCCGCGGTTGGCCCCACTTCGATGGTGACGGACGTAGAAGTCTGTTCGGAGATGTCTGCGGAGATCGAATCGCGTAGGTGTCCGGTCTGGACAGGAGCCTTTTCCTTGGCCGAGTCGACCATCAGCTGAACGCTATCGAGCGCAGCCTCGGGAAGTCCCTTCATCACGTCAGAAACGATCCCGTCGAGCGCTCTTTGCAGTTCCTTATCACCAGACACCTTCATTCGCATTAGGCACCTCTCTCTTGCAGCTCGCACTTGTCGGCGATCTTCTCCCCTTTGCTGTAGACGGGAACCACTCTCAAGATGCGGTAGGTGACGCCATCGACTATCGCTTCGTCATCAACACGCGGATTCAAGCGATGGGGATCGGTAACAGCCGTGATTAGACGAACACGGACGTTCCCCGCTGGCGGATCAGCGAGCGTATCGGTGAATTGCATCAACACATCATCGGAAGTGGTGGACTGGGAGTATTGGCGTTCACCGAACGTATTTCGTGACCCTGGGCTCTTGCTTATCAGCGTCATCGTGGCGTTGGTTGCGCGTCTTGGGAACTTTGCCATCTACGCTCCCGATAGGAAGCGGACTGCATCCCGCGCACCGCGTAGATAGGCGTTGAATCGCTGAAGGTCTACCTTCAGAGATGCGACAAGCTTGCCCTCGGCATTGGTCGCGGGGCCGGTGACTTCGTAGTCGACAAGTTCGCGAGTAGGAACCCCGCGGATGAAGGATTCTATGTTTGCTGTTGGCATCTATGCTCTCCTTCGATACCTATCCATTACTTCGCTGACGCCCTGAGCCCAGTTGTCCGTGCGATACACGTCCGCAAAAACACCGATCACGGTTGAACTGGTCAGGCGAATGTCTTCGCGGTCTCCGCGCAATCCCCACTCGTAAGCCACTTGTTTAGTGGCCGCGTATTGGAGGTCTTGAGGGACTTCTGGGTATCCGCTTTGGTAGTCCACCCCGAGATTGTTCCAGCGGGAGCGCGGGAAGCGGGAGTACTTCAGCTGGAGGACACCCGTTTCGGGATCTACGGCGTACTCGTTCGCATCGATCGCGGAGCCGTCCTGGCGCAGAACCGGCGCGAGAGACCCCGTGACTGTGACCGGGTAGTGCTTGAGCAGAAGCGAAGTCTGACCATCACCGTTGTAGCGTTCGTCGACGTGCTGAATCTGGATGATTTGCCGACCCAGGTAGCCCTGCATGGAACTGGTGACTCCGGCAATGGTGAGGGCTATGTCGAGCTCCTTGCCGGAAATCGTCGGAATGTGACTGTTGTTGAAGAACTGCGTGACCTGGGTGACGGACGTGAATGAATCCGCATTGGTGGTGTTCGTGATGTCCCGGATCGAGACGATGACGCCTACCCCTGCCGAACCGAGCGGGGACAGCGTAAATGTCAGCGTATTTGCGTTGTTCGCGACCGTTGACGTGGGGAAGAACGCTTCCCCGTTAGAGTCGTAGAGAACCCAGAATGGGCTTGGATCGTTCAGATTGTGAGAGACCACAAGGGTTGTAGTGGCTGCTGGGATCGCGAAATCGTGACGGTTTGTTGGCACTGTGGGGCTCTCCTCTGGTGAACGCTCTCTACGCTCGCGCGCAGAGAGCGTCCGTCATGAGCTTGTCGAAGTTGGGATGAACTACGAAGTTCTGCGGTGCCAGGCGATCGCTCGAACGTTCGTCGGGTGTCCGTCGAAGCGTTCGGTATAGCGGAAGCCTACTTGACCAGTACCAGCGTAGAGCTCAATCAAGCGCTGAATAGTCGGAGGCATGAACGACGCGACTTCGTAAGTCGCGAAGTCACCGAACAAGAGGACTTTGCTCCCGTTCGCGTGAGTGGGCATGTTGTCGTCTTCGTAGATCGGCTTTCCCATCAACCGATCCGGTTCTCCCGGCTGGAGAGACAGAGTCCAGTACGGGCTCGCGTTATCCGCAACAGAGAGAGCACGGATAGCGGACAGAGCGGTGCTGTGTCCGACCCAAGATCCGTTCATGCGGAAGGCTTGAGGAACGGAGAACATCAGGCTGTTCAGGACGGTTGCGGAAATCGCGCCACCTGTAGAACCCTCGGTACAAGAGGTCAGGATACCCTCCGGTTGGCTAGAGCCAGTACCAGAGAGGAAGAGTCGGGACTTCTCGATTCCGGCACCTTGACCCAGCTTGCGAGCCAGGAATGTGTCCAGGCTTACGACGGAGTCCATGACCAGTTCCTCGGATACCTTGACGATTCGGCCGAGTTTGAACGGTGAGAACGTGATCAGGTTGGTAGTCGCTCCGACCTCCAAGTAGGAACCCACTTCGGCTACACCAGATACGGTGGGTCGATTGGTTTCTCGGGCAATTTGGAAGGGTCGGGAAGCAGCGTACTCGGTTACAAGGAAGTTGACCCCGAGCGCGGCGTCTTCGTATTCGGCAACCCGGTTGAGCAATTCATCCGGCACCAGGTACCCACCGTCGGTGAGAGAGCCTACGCTCATGGCCCGGAACTCGACCATCTTGGATTCGCTGCCAGTGCGGAGCATGTGATCGAAGGCTTCCCGGTACTCGGCAGTCGAAGTAAAGGAAGCGGTAGTGCGTTCTCCCACCTCAGGTCGAGCGATGGAACGAACTACGGAGTTGAGTTCCTTCTCGGTAGCAGTTTCAGCGGCTTGGCGATCGGCTCTCTGCTTCAGAGAGTCCATGTCCTTCATTCCCTGATCCCAGTGGCTTTGTTCCTCCGCGGTCAGGTCGCGGTTCTCTGCTTCTGCGTTCTGGCGGACTTCCTTCATCCGCTCAAAGATCCTTGCTCGCTCTTGGAGCAAGTCCTTCTGTTCATGTAATGGTGTTGGCATGTGTTTATCTCCTTTTGCGTTGATTCAGGATTCCCGGTCGCTCTGTCATTTGGCTGAGGCTCCGACGAGCCCTATTCCGAACCAACGCTCGGAGATAGACACAGACAGAGCAGGGAGAACCTGCTTGGGCTCTACTGGCGGTAGATCAGTTCTAGATCGCGTAGAGCGATACGATGGGGGCGCGACCAATCGACGGATTCGACCTGGCTCGCGCGGACAGCTTCCACCCGGGAGCGAAGCTCAGCGGAAGTCTCTTCGTAGGCGGGGAAAATGACGGGAGAAATTTCGATCAAGTCCACGTCAAAGATCTCCCGGACGATCCTTCCGTCTTGATCCTTCCGCATCTCGTCCTTGCGAGTGATGAAGCCAAAGGACATGGCGTCCACGTCCCCACGTTCGATCGCGGAGCGCGCATCTTGTCCCGTAGGAGAATCCGGGAGAATCAACTCGAAGCGCAGTCCCTTTGCGTCCTCTTCAAGGGAAAGGGTGTTGGCCTTCGCGCGTCCGAGGATGAAATCCAAGTTGTGGTTCCAGAAGGCGCGAACGTCGGGGTTCTCTCGGAGTGTCCGCGTGAAGGCTCCGGGGCGGATGATTTCAACGAAGTCCGGTGTTGCTGTGGCGCTTGGAGAGTCAAAGATTGACGCATAACCGACTACCGTCGCGGAAGTTGGAGCTTCTGGGTCTGGGTTAGCGGCTCGTATCGCTATCTGCGCGGCGACGCATCTACGTTCAATTGTTGGGTATGGTGGTTTGGTCATGTGGATACCTCGTTTAGGCTGGGCTGACCCAGCAATCGCAAGACTGGTGATAGGGCGGATTCTTGTAGTTGATGTTGGCTCTCATTGGAGGCAAACCCTCCGGCTCAATCGTGTCTCCCCCGGAGAGAAAGGCGTCTCCGACCCCTACCACTTTTCCATTTAGTTCATGGCAATACGGGCAAGAGGACCCTTCGGGAGTGTTGCTGGCTAACTTGGTGAACCCGAGCGCGATGAATGAGGCTCGGGCTATCGCTCCCCCCACTCGATTCGCTTCGTAGGAAGCAAACTTCTCGGCTCGGTCCTTCTCCCATTCGTCGAGACGTTGGGAGGCTCGAGCCGTGAAGCTGTCGGGATTGGGGTTCTCTTCGAGCAGCGCGCGCAGTTGAGTACTGGAGTCAGCGATCCACCGCTTGGGAGCCAAAGTGATGACACTCTCCATGAAGTCTCGGAACTTGCGATCGTTGGCAGGAAGCGTCTTGTTCACCTCCTGGGCTGCGCTCCGGCTGATCTCATCGGCATAGGAGCGGTAGACGGGGGCTAGTACCACCTCTACTTCACGCTGCTGAGCTTCGTAGTATCTCTCCAGGGAAGAGAGAAGAGCTTCTCGGTTCCCGGGATTCTGGTCGAGTAGCCTACGGACCGCGGGTATCTCGCTCGCGAGGATCGTTCTGGCAACGCCGGCGAAGTCTTCTTTCCGGTTGTGGGAGAGGGAGACGCGCTCCGGAAGAGCTCGCTTCTCTAATGGGGCAGGGCTGCTCACTTGCTGGTGCTCGTGGCAATCGTGTTCCCGGTGCTCACTGCGCCCACTATTGCGTCGGAGAACTCCGAGGATCTCGCGGGAGAACTGATCGACTTCTCCAGCCGGAGACATGTTTAGTGGCGTCCGGAAGGTGTCCCCCCCGTCGAAGCGGTTGAGGTTTTCGCGCTCGCGGACTTCGTTCGGGGTCATCCATCCGTTGTTGAGGGCGATCGCGTAAGCACTGAAACGCTCGGTAGTCTTGGTGCGGAGCTTGGCATCAACAAGGAACTCGGGGTAGTAGATCTGTTGTTCCGACGGAGATAGCAGCGTCTTGTGGATCGTCTGCTCCAGGCTGACGAGCCAGGGTTGTAGAGTGTCCGCGAGGAAGGACAGGGCTTGCTCTTCAATGTTCGAGAACGTCGCTTGCTCTAGGTCTTGGATCATGTGCGGCGGCATGCGAAAGAAGCGGGCTACTTCTCTGACTTGGAACTTACGGGTCTCGAGGAACTGGGAATCTTCGGGTGTTATCTGCGTCTTGTTGAACTTCATACCCTCTTCGAGAATCATCAGGGAATGAGCATTGCGGGCACCTTGATTCTTCTCCTTGATGGATTCCCGTAAGCGCTTTACGGCTTCATCGGAGAGTTGGTTCGGATGTTCGAGCCAACCCCCGGGGCTTGCATCGTTTGAAAAGAAGCGACCAGCGTACTCCTCGGTAGCCAGCGCAGTGCCGACAGATTGGCGCATGTAAGAGATTGGGGAGAGTCCCCAAACTCCGTCGACCGTGCGACCGCGGTAGTGGAACACCTCTACAGGGTCGTAGCTCTCCTCCTTCCCTCCGGCGCGGATCTTGTAAATTAGGCGCTTGGTCGTGCGGTCGCGCTCGATGCGCACCATGTCGTAGCGAACAGGCCAAAGCGCAACTACTTCCCCGCGTCCGTTGTACTGGACGAGAGCAAACGCATTTCCGGTCAGCGCTCGTGTCGCGACCATCATTTCCCAGAACTCGTAGGCGGACTGCTCGCTGTTCGGAGCGCGACGGAGAATCGGATGTAATGGATGGTCTGTCGCTTCCTGGCGCGAGCCGTCGGGTAGGGTGCGATAGAGCTTGAGCGGTAGTCCAGCAACGGACTCGCTCAGCACCTTCACGCAGGCATAGACCGCAGCGATGCTCTGCGCTGTTTGTGCGGTGACGTGTTTCTCAGCGTAGATGGGTTCTCGGAAGGTCCAGAGCGGGTCGTTGCATGGTTCTATCGCCCACTCGGAACGGGTTTCGGTAGATGGAGGCTCGGTAGCCTCGGAGGTTGGTTGCGTTGCTCGCTTGATTTCGAGTCCGAAGAGTTTCAAGTTTCCTCCGTCTAGAGCAGCAGGATTCCGCGATCTTCATACACGCTGCGTCGTTCGGTCATGTGTGCGGCTGCGCCCCCAAGTGCCATCACTAGGGCTACGACTCCGTCGATCTTCTCTCGCGATTTCTTCTTGTCCGGTCTCACTCTCCCACCGCCATCAATCTTGACGATCAGACTTGCGATGTTCCAACGCAGAACCGGGTGTCCGTCATGAGCGATCCGCTTGGATAGGACTTGATGAAGTAGATCCTTCGTTGGAATAGACATGCTCGCGAAGTCTCCCGGGAACTGGACCATCTTGATACCTGCGTCTTGGAGGTGGGAAGAGATTCGCACTGCTCCCCAGCGATCGAAGGCTATCTCGCGGATGTTGTAGAGGTCGCGGAGTTGAAGGATCTTGGCTTCGATCGCGTCGTGATCGATCACGTTCCCTGGCGTGGTGTTGATGAACCCGTCTCGAGCCCAGGATTCGTAAGGGACTTGATCCTTGAGGCAGCGGTCATGAAGGTTGTCTCCCGGAATCCAAAAGAAGGGGAGAACCTTACCGGTCTCTCCGTCGGAGTTGGGAGGAAAGAAGAGGACGAAGGCAGCGAGATCAGTCGTGTCGGCAAGATCCAATCCCCCGAAGCAGTCTCTTCCGAGTAAGTCATCGGGGTGGAACTGCTCTCGGCAATGGTCCCACTCAGCAACCGGGATGTAAGCTGAAGCGGAATCCGTCCATTGATTCAGGTAGAACCGGCGATAGGTATTCTGAAACGCGGGTGAATTCTTGGCGCGTATCACTTCCCGGCGGTAGAAGTCCTCATCACAAGTCGTTCCGAAGCTCGGGTTAGCCAGCTGGAAGGCTTCGAGCGAGTCCCAAGGAAGTTCCTCCGGCGCTCTCGCGATGAAGTAAGCGAAGGACGGATCTTGGGTAATCCGTTTGTCGATCTTGTGGATTAGTTCCTCGAACTCCCAGCAAATCGAAGTGCGATCCCAACCAGCGTTGGTCGCGATCAAGGTCAAGGGTTCTCGACGGGCACCGAAACCCGTGGTCAGCGTCTCGAAAAACTCCCGTCCAACCTCCCCCTGCCAAGCGTGGAGCTCGTCAGCGATGATGATGTTGGGTCGGAGCCCGTGCTTGGTTCCCGATTCGTGAGAGAGCGCTCGATAGATTCGCTCTCCGCTCCCGTTGCGCGGGGTGTAGGAGAGGCAGTCCCGGTAGGTTTTCACTACCGAAGAGAGCCTCTCGTCCTGCTCCACCATGCTCGTGGCAGCACGAAGAATGATCTTGGCTTGCTCCCGGTCGGCAGCTGCGGAGTAGATTTCGGCAGCGGGTTCGGGATCAACGAGCAGGAAGTAGAGAGCCAGGGCAGCAAGCAGTTCCGACTTCCCTTGTTTCTTGGCTAGACCGAGGTAGAAGGTCCGGATGCGTCTCCGTCCATCGGGGAGAAGATCGGTGAACAACCGACGGAGTATCTCGCGTTGCCAGGGTAGGAGATTGAAAGGTTGACCCCGATGCGAGCTGGTGTGTCGGACGTATTCCCGGATGAAGGCTTCGGCTTTGGTTTCTGGCGAGGTCATCTACTGGAGTAGATCCTCTGTATCCTCCGAGACTGGAGCGGGTTGCACGGAAAGACGGGCGCGGGAAGCCGGAGTGAATCCGAACTCCTTGGCGATGCGCATCATTTCCGAGAGCGCATCGCGCGCTTGCGTCACATGGGGTGAGGTCTGAAGCAACCCGTTGGGTGTCGTGATCGTCCGTCCGTGAGCTTCTATCTCCTTGAGCGCTTGCCTCCATTCGGAGTACTTGACGCAATAAGCAGCGAGAGCGGTGCGGTCTACCAAGGTCAAAAGACCCAAGCGATGAAGCTCGGGGTAGACCCGCTCCCATTCGTCCAGGGCGATCGAATCGAGGTAGTCTGGTGGGTCTTGGAGAGGGCTTGCCGGCTGGGGTTCGTCCGGAGTGAGCGGACGATGGCCAGGATTACCCCTCAGGATCTTCAAAGCGGTAGGAGTAGGTGCGTTCATAGGTGTTTATCCTTTGCGGGGAACTGGGGCTGACCCCCAAGCCTCGGGAACTGCGGGCGTGTGAGAAGGACTGGGGCGCGGTCGCGGCGCATCAAGAGTCATAGAGATTTGATCCCCCTTCCCCCTATAGGGAGACTGCATGAAGATGCGGAACTCGCAAGGAAACGGATCAAGCCGCTATCGCGTTGATCTTTGGATCATCTAATCGTTGAATTGCGATCAACTTCCCATAGATCGGATCTTCAACGAAGCCCACCACTCGGGCGATGATGTTGGTTCCCTCAAGGATTCCCACGCATCCTTGTGAGAACAGCCGTTGGGCCGTGACTTCCCACGCTTCTGCATCCCTAACGGTGCTCTTGATGTTGTACTCATTGATGGGGCTCATCTACTTCCTTCCTGCTCGTGTGATCGTTTGGTGAGGGGCCCGCGCAGTCAGAGCGGGTGAGGCTCGAGGTCTGCGCAGGCGAACCCTCACCGTGGTTCCCTCACTCAGTCTGCTCTCGGATTGTTCCCACGGTGAGATGCAGTAGGGTGTATGGCCAGTCGTAGTTGCCTTGCGCCATCGGGGAGGAATTGAAGGGAAGCGATGGAATCACTACCCGAAGAGATTCGAGAGCTATTCAAGAGCAGGTGGCAAGAGGTGGTTCGCCTTCATGTGCGGTGGATCATGCTCCGCCAGCTGTTTGATGGGTCTTCCGAGAATGCTCGAATTCTCAAGCACACCGGTTCGTTCTTCTTCGTGACAGTTCGCGCGACGTTCTTCGATTCCATCGTGCTCGCCATTGCCCGCCTTACGGATAGATCTCGCACGGGCGGCAGAGAGAACGCTTCGTTGGCAATGTTGTCCGAGCGAGTACGCGAGTTGCGCAATGATCCGTTGGCTGAATCGCTTGATAAGATTCTCTCCGAGATCGAGACCCTTGCTCAGCCATTGAGAGGACTTCGCAATCGGGTTTTGGCTCATTCTGATCTAGCAACTGCGTTGAAGAACGAGCCCGATCCGGGAATCGCAGCGACGACTCTGGATCAGATCCTGGAGAAGATCAGACGCTTTATGAACCTGATTGAAGGGCACTACTCCAAGTCGAAATCTCACACCTTTTACGACAAGCCGGCACTCTCCAACGATGCGCGTACACTGCTGCACTACCTGAAGGACGCACTAGCTCAAGAGGACGCGGAACGCGTACGAAACGGCATGAAGCCGCTTGAGTGACTCATTGCAGAGCGGTGTATTCGTTCAGTCTAGTGCGAGCTATCTCGACGTAGCTCGCTTCCTTCTCTATCCCGATCCAGTTCTTGCCCCGGCTCACGGCTGCGAGCCCAGTTGATCCGCTTCCACAAAATGGGTCGAGGGCTGTTCCGTTGTCGGGGACGATGTATCTCGTCCACCAGTCGCAAAGCTCTTGAGGAGTTCCGGCTCCGTGCCCATAGGCTCCCGCGGAGTCAGTTGATCGTGTATTCGGGAGGGGAAGTAGATTGAACGGGGTCACTCTGTTCCCGCGTTCCTTGAGGCTCCGCGCAAAGGACGCAGCGCAAGTAGTGTGTCCCGAGGGATGGCTACGTCGCGTCCAGTCCGCAGATTGCTCGAGCTTCATCGAAGCTTCAGAGGGCGACCACAGGACTGCATCCTGGTTCCGATAGCAGTCGGGATCTCCGAGCCAAATGCACATCTTGACGCTTGGGCGCAGGAGCCCGTATCGGGCTTGAACGTGGGTGTTGGGCAGAGCCGCGTTGTTCCACCAGTACACGTCCTGGATCAGGTTCCAGTCCTTGGCTTGCTCAACCAGGAACTCCCAGACCCAGGTGCGCATGCGTCCTACGTGTTCGGAGTTCGGTTGCAGGATGAAGACCGCGGAGCCCTGGGGCTTGAGAACCCGTCTGGTCTCTCGCACCACGTCTCGCATGAGTGCGTGCCAATCGGGTTCGGAGAGTCGCCCGTAGTCTCGGCCAATCTCCGCGTAGGGAGGGTCAGTGATCACGGCATCAATGCTGGAAGAGTCGATCTCTTGCAGTAGCTCGAGGCAGTCTCCGTGAAGGATCTCAGCTCGTCCGAGTGGAGGAGCGAAGAGCTGATTCTGGTACGCAGCTACTGGTGGGGGCACCTCTACCACCACCCGTTGGCATGGCGATCCATGTCAGCAAGGTCAGCGAGAATGTCGCGGGCCGCAGTGCGTCGCTTCATCTTCCCCTGAACTCGACCAGAGGAAGGGTTGGCCGTCCCTTCTTCCTCCCTACCACCCTGAACAACAGCACGACCCGGTTTCGAAGAAATCGAGGTCGCATTTCTTGTGGATTCTTTAGGTGGATTCAGTTCGGAGGCTTCCTTCGGAGGATTAGTGCGGGTTGAGTCGACATTCGTGTCGACTGGTTCGACACTCACTGTCGATTGAATCGACGATAGTGTCGACTGGCTCGACATTACGTAGTCGTTCCACGCTTTGCGATAGTCGATTCTCCAGACAGTGGCGCGTCCCTTCCTTTCTCCCGTGTCCGCGATCCAACCCATGCGCTGGAGCTTTTCCCAGGTGGCATAGACCGCATCGCGCGAGCATCCAAGACGCTCGGCTATGTAAGTGGCTCCGGCGAAGAATGTGGCCTTGTTCGCTCCATAGGCAAGATTCATGCAGAAGTAGGCGACGCGCGCTTCTGCATGGGTGAATAGGTCGGGGCTCTCGATAATGAAGTCGTTGATTTTGTGCATGTTGATTTTGGTCTCTAATGGCATCTAGTTCTCCCTTTTGGTTCCTATACGATTTCCTTCGTGCGCTCCCCGCGCGCTCCGGCCGGGAGCTACCCGGCCGGAAACAATGCGCGTATAGGGGGAGAATCAACCCCGATTGCGCGGGGTCTTGTGTCCTGGTTCGTCCGCTCACGCCAGGACAGGAGCCTTTTAGTAACGACGTTACTCGCGCCGGAGCGGTCTCCCTTGTTCCCTACCGCTCGCGCTCGTTGTTCGCGAGCGGAGGGAGTTTTGTTCAGAGGATTAGTCCACGAGTAGGAGCGCGTCTGTTCGACGCGCGCTCCAATAGGGAATCATAAGACTTCTTGCGGGTCAAAGTCAAGACGAATCGACCTGTTTCGGTGTATCGTCCCCTTCTATTGGCTTCCTTGTTCGAGGAACGCTTCTCGCATCAACGACGCGATGGTGCGTTCTCGCTGAGAACCGTTCCTGGACAAGACAGCTACCGATCGCAAGATCCGCTCGCGGACGATTCGCATTCCAGTATTGTCGGGCACTTCGCGTTCTAGCGATCGGACGCGCCCGAGATTCGAGACCTCGTACGCGTCTTCATAGCCAACGATCGGTCGGAACTCCTCCCCGGGTAACGGGGTCGGGTCGAGATAGCGCTCGCTGTTGAGCTCGATCACGGGGCCGGTGCCAATCCGCTGCGGAAGACACTCAGCGTCTATTGGTTCGTCCAACTGATCCTGCTCTTCGTACCAATGCTTGATGTGGCTCATGTTCGTCTCCTCAACACACACCGATGGGGATCGTCGAGAAGCTCTCGACGCGTATCGACTATTTGGTTCTGTCTGGTGATCCCTGCGAGCGAGTCGCGGGGTTCGGTGGGAGACGCAGCGACTGAAACGCGCTCTTCGTCTCTACACAAGTAATAAGATAATCGAGGGCACTTTGTCCAGGCGAATCTGAGGGGACGATCCTTCCAATCTCGGGTAGCCGGAGGGTCAGGTCGAGAGTCGATCGCTCGCCACAGCGGAACGTCGAGCGCCAGGCACGCTATCCTGCGTCAGTCCGTGCTTGTGGATCCAAGGAGCGTGTCATGCAGATTTTCGTGGGTTGGTCTGGAGCGCAAAGCCACGCGGTGGCATTGGCCATGCGCGACTGGTTGCCGACGGTGCTCCCGTTTGCTGAGCCTTGGGTCTCTTCGGAGGACATCGCGAAGGGAAACCGCTGGTCAGCCGAGATCGCTCGTGAATTGGCGGAGTCGGACTTTGGCATCGTTTGCGTTGATGCGGGGAACTTTCAAAGTCCGTGGCTGAATTTCGAAGCAGGGGCCATCGCTGGCGCCCTGAAGGATCGTCGTCTCGCGCCGCTACTCGTGGGAATAGGCACATCGGAGCTTCAAGGAAGCCCTCTGCTGCAATTCCAGTGCACCTCCGTCAGTAAGGAAGATCTTCTAAAGCTCGCCCGATCCATCAATGAGGTGTCTTCAACTCCAATCGCGGAGGCCAGACTTGCCCAGTCATTCGACGTGTGTTGGCCGGGGATTGAGGCGCGTTTCAAAGCAATACCCAAGGGCCAAAGGCAGCCCCAAGCTCCCGCGCGGTCGAGTGAAGGCGCACTTGGTGAGAAGGAACACCGAATCCTCAAGGTTCTGTCTGATAACGAATCCGTAGATGGGGGTCTTGTTGCCGATGAACTGGCAGGGCAGATCCAAGAGAATTTGACACGAACCAAGCACTACATCAGTCGTCTTCACGAGCGCGGACTTCTTGAGGAGCACTACAACCCCATCGGACCCAGTTCATACTCTCTCAGAGATGAGGGTCGCAGCTATCTCGTGGAGCACGAATTGGTGTGAAGCGCGAATCGACCTACCAGCTCAAGCGACGGGACCTAGAGGGCATCCTCTTTGCCGACAATGCCGACGTCCGCTCACGATTCAGGGAGGAGTTTGGCGACCTAATTGAGAGGTTCCTCGATACGTCGACGCGCGCGATTGGAGGAGTGCATAGGTTTGGCGAAGGACTCGCCAAGGAACTACGCGCTGCTTGGGTCGAGGCGTTTCTCCATTCTGCCTTCAACAGTTCACTTACGTCGTGCCACCTGTTTATTTCTGGCTTTCAGATTCCGGCGGGAAACCTGATGCGCCACTACAGTGAGGCATACGCGATGGCTCTACTTTGTTCGCATCATGCAATCGACGTCTTCGAGCGATTCGACCGAGACCCTACAAGATTTCGAGTTGATACCGCGCTGGGACTTGTCCAGCGAAAGCGGAACCGAGAGATCCTAGGAGTCAACGCGCAAGGGTGGAAAACCTTTGATGAAATCTCCAAATTCTATGACCAGTACAGTCACGCTGGCGGCCTTTCGCTAGCGACACAGAGAAAGTTATCGCCACCAGGCGGCTTCATACATGGTGGTGAGTTCGATGAGGGCAAGCGTGTAGCGTATCGGAAGGAGCTGCCGCTGCGGGTAGGTTCGATGGTTCGGCTGCTTGAGCTGGCAACGGTTGTCCGAGAGAACGTGAAGGCTGCGCAGGCCGTCCGCTTGTTCGAACCCGGGACTGATGAGCCGCGTTAGCGCCTCTAGCCTGTCCTGCACCAGTCTGTGTTGGTCTTATCAAGTGTGGAGACGCCGGATGTACTCTGGCTATCAACTGTGCGATCAGCTGAAGCCAAAGCAGAGGTGCTTTCGGTTGAGAGAATTCAAGCAGGGTGAGTATCATGATCTCATCATGAACACATTCCCGCGCATCGAATCAGCCGAGATAACGCAATTCAGATGATGAAAGCGCTGATCGTGCGACACGAGCAGCCCCACGCCTCAACCATTCTCCATAGCTATCTCAATGAGCGGGGAAGGAATCCAGTAGCCCATCGCGCCTGTCTATACGTGACCGATTACCCGGAACCTGGCGTCATGCGATCGTACTGCTCTGGTTCGTTTGTGAGTGCCTGGATGGACGAAGTCCTTATTCCCTCTGACTTCAGGCAGTCGGCATCGGCACCGCGGTTCAGCTAGGTATTAGTTTCATGGGAGTCGCCACAGAAACCTACCAGAACTACTTCGCCAATCGACGATATGTCGCGTTCATCGACATCCTTGGTTTCTCCGCCCTCGTCAAGCGGGTTCACAGCGAGCGTCATCTCTTTGAGGAGATACTCGCGATCTTGAGGGAGGTCGCGGCATACCGACCCGAAGTAGTCGAGGGAGGCCCGACCGATCTGTGGAAGAACATGCTGTCGGCAACAGCCTTTTCGGACAACATTGTTTTGTCGTCTGAAGCTCGCTACAGCCCTGCACTCATCGCGATGGCAAGTTCCATTCTTTGCCTTCGTCTCCTCGGGCTAGGAGTCTTCACTCGCGGCGGTATCACCTGCGGTTCGCTTTATCACGATGAGCATGTCGTGTTTGGGGACGCGCTGATTGAGGCGTACGAACTCGAGCGCAGCGTTGCGCGCTATCCGCGAATCGTACTAGATCGCACCGTCGCCTCGGTGCTCCTAAACCAGCCCGCTCCAGGGGTTCCTGACCTCCGACGAATTGATTTCGATGGCATTGCGCATCTCCACTACCTGAGCCCAGGGATAAAGGGGTTTTTGCCGGTTCTCTTTCCAAAAGGGAATGCAGCCGCTGCCTCCGCTTCGTTGGCCTTCGATCCGGACACCGTGCGCAAGGTCGTAGAGTCAGCTCTCATCAAAGAGGCGGATCGAGGCATTCGCTCGAAGCTGATCTGGTTCGCGCGCTACTTCAATGAATACGCAGAGAGCTTGGGGCTGAACCCGGTTGGGCTTGAAGCTGGGATCGTGGCCTAGCAACCAGCCCGGTCGGGGATTCCTGAAATTCTCCTGGTGCTCAGCCAAACGCCGTCTCTCGGACCGCGTAAGCTCTACTTGCCGCTTGGACTTTCTGTCCGGTCCAGTCTCGGGCGAAAACCCATTGTAGATAGCCAACATAGCCGGTATTCTGCGAGTGCTTCGATGGGGGAGCAGGCGTGGCGCGGAAGTCTGTCCGGAGGCCGAGGAAGAAGCCGGTTCAACTGGCTGTAGTGAAGTCCGCTCCGCCTCTCCCGCTTGCCAGGCCCAAACCCTCACAACACCCCTGGCGTCTTCTCCAGCCCGAGCCGGCCTACACGACGGATTTCGGGGCGATGGTCAACGCCGATTCCTCTGAGGCCCTGGCTGCCCTTCCGAAAGAAAGCGTCGACCTCGTAGTTACATCTCCCCCCTACGCGCTCCACTTCAAGAAGGAATACGGGAACGCGGAGAAGTCGGACTACGTCAATTGGTTTAGGCCATTCGCAACGCAGATACTTCGAGTCCTAAAGAAGGACGGCAGCTTCGTTCTCAACATCGGCGGCAGCTACAACCCAGGCATTCCAACTCGCTCCCTGTATCACTTCCGTCTACTGCTGATGCTCTGCGACGACCTGGGCTTCCACTTGGCCCAGGAATGCTTTTGGTTCAATCCGGCGAAGCTACCCAGCCCTGCTGAATGGGTGAACGTCCGCCGCATTCGCATCAAGGATTCCGTCGAGTATGTCTGGTGGATGTCCAAGACACCCCATCCGAAGGCCGACAATAAGCAGGTTCTTGAGGAGTACAGCCCCGACATGCGCCGACTTCTTCAGCGCGGATACCGCGCGAAGGACCGGCCCAGCGGTCACAAAATTACTGCCAAGTTCTCATTCGACCACGGCGGTTCGATACCGTCGAATGTTCTCGAACGCGGGAACAATGAGAGCAACTCGCTCTACATAAGGTTGTGCGAAGAGCACGGGATGAAGCCGCATCCTGCAAGATTCCCTGCGGCCCTACCCGAGTTCTACATCAAGTTCCTGACCAAGCCTGGGGATTTGGTGATTGACCCGTTCGCCGGGAGCAATACAACCGGCGCTGTAGCGGAGGCCCTCCAGCGGCGTTGGCTGGCGTTCGAGACTGAGCCGAAGTACATTGAGAATTCCAAACTGCGATTCGGAATACCCCCCGAAAACGCCACGGAATGCTCAACGGCCTAGAAGACGTCACTGCCACGGTCTCGGCTGTCTATCAGTCGCGCGAGATTCCAAAGTACCTTCGACTACTGCTCTCGGTTCGCGAACTGAAAAAGGGGGCGGACCCGAGGGTTCTGGCGAAGACCCTCAAGACAACGGCTAAGCGGCTGAAGGCAATCTCATCGTCGAGGGACCCTATCAAGGAGGTCCTGAAGACGACCCTCGCCGCGGCGGCAGAACCGACGAATCTGTCAAAGGCCAGAAAGAACCTCGGACAGATGCTCTTGGGAACGATTTCAGAGAGAGCCTTTGAAGACACTTACAAGAAGACGATGGGAGCTGGAGACCTTCGTCTGGAAGACTCGCGAGAGGGACGGACTGATACTGACTACCGAGTTCTAGACGGCCAGAATCGTCAAGTCTTTCGAATCAACATCAAGTTTCACGGAAGCCAATTCCGCAACGCGAAGGAATTGGTTGGCCTCGAGCCCGAAGATTGCTTCGCCCTGGCTACGTACAAGATTCAGCAGGGCCTTCAGAAGCACGAAGCAGAGGCTCTGCCCTACCTCTTCGTCGTTGTCGGAGTTCCAGGATTACGCGGCGAGACCGTCGGAGAACAGCTCCCCAGTTCCTTGGCGCATTTCTGCTCCTTGGTACTTCAATCCGAAATGCCGGGAAAGCGAGCCGTCGAAGACGAGGTGGTACGACACCTGGTCGACGACCATCAACCCCACAAAGTCAAGAGCATCGTCGCTGGCTTCCGAGAGCAAATCGACAAGGCCCCTTGGTCCGTTCTTTCGGCTCGCAAAGCGGATGCTTTGCTGCGCAAGCTGCTCTTTGAACGGGTGTATGCGGTCCGAGTCCGGGGCTTCGCCATGAACTACCGTGGAGCCGAACTGGACATGCACTTCTCGATTTCGAAGGACCTTACCCCTCTCGACAACTTCCTGAAGCATCTCAGCGAACGCGGGCTTCAGGGCCTCGCGACCCTCCTCGAAAGAGGCGACGTGTAGGGCTCCCTCTGCATATAATCTCCCCATCTGAGCCAGGTGAGGAGGTCAGTGTGGTTGCGCAGAAGGAAATCTGGAAGGTGTTGGAGACCGGACTCAAGCCGGACAGCTGGACGTCTCTAGATGAGATTTATCGACTCGTGCAGAGCAAGGCGCGAGTTGGTACGAGTGAGCCGCACCTGCCGTGGAAACGAAACGTAAGGAACGTCCTTCAGCGGCGAAAGAAGTCCGGCGAGGTCGCCTGGGACGGAAAGGGTTCCTACCGACTCTCGCGCGGAGACTCTGCGTAGGATTTGTGGCTCACACCAACCCGATTCGATCAGCCGCGTCAACGTTTCGCTAGCGACGACGCGAACGGTGGAACGTTGGATTGAAGTCGGAGAGATCTTCGTCATCCTCGTTTTCATCATCCGGCCACTCGTCTGCAACCAGCACTGTCAGGGTCTTGCCATAGCGACCGAGACCAACGACGTCCTCAGTCATTTCGACGTCAGGTCCACCTCCGAACCAATCGTGCAAGTTGCAGGTTCCCTCCACCTTCTCAGCGCGCTCAATCTTCTCTGAGTCGCGATTGAAAACTGCGGTGGTGGTGTGCTCAGGAACAATCTCACCTTTGCGAATCCAGGTCAGATCCCGTGCCTCCCTGAGAGCATTAGACATGAAGCAGTAGCGGACTTTTTGGCCCTCGCTGACGATTACCGCCGCAGCCTGATCTGTGTTCTCGGCGTAGCGAATGGCAGTAGCCTCGAGCGACGTGGCAAATTGAGTAGACAATCTCTCTACTGCCGTGAATCCACTACCGGCACGAACCAGAGCATCCTTGAAGAGAGGATTGGGCATCAACAGACCAGCGGCGAAATGGTCTGCCTCCATTTCGAACTTGTCGCCTGAGCCAAACCCAGCCTGCGACTCATGCGTTCCGGTTTTGCTGAGAAGCTTCTCGAAGTGCCCATCCAAAAAGTAATGGCCCAACTCGTGCGCAATGCTGAATCGTTGGAAGCCCACGTTGTCGATGTTGGTTGCGTATGCGATACCGTAGTTGTCCCCCGCGCGCTGAAGCATTCCTGAGACACCCTTGATTGAGGCGGGCATCGCCTGGACTTCGATCGCGTGATTTCTGGCGATGCTCTCCACATCGATCGGCAGAGTATTCATGCCCCAATCTCGAACCAATTTCTCAGCTCGGTGCGTGGCCCACGTGTAGGGAGAAGGAGAAGAGGGAGTCACGCGGCTACTCCTCTCACCGAGTTTCAC